ACCTAATCCGAGATGTTCTCCGAGGTGTCCAAGTCTATTGCTATTAAATTTGAAATAACGGCGAGCTATTTTCAACGTATCGACAGAACCGAAATGACTTGGTGGCCCAAGTTCGTGGTAAACAAACCTTGCATTAGCTTTCTTGATATCGAATGCGTCTGAGTTGTGACCGATCACAATGTCTGCTTCGTCGATCAGTTCCCATAGTTTCTTAACTACTTCTAAATCGTTTTCAGAATCTTCGTTGTAAAGATCAAAGTCGTTTAGCGAAACGACATGGGTTTTCTTTTGGTCTTCCCACTTATATGAGAAACATAGAATATACCATTCTCGTTTGTGGTCGATGACATCTTGTTGCCATTGGCCCCACACGTATGCCAAGTTAGGTGCAGTTTCTATGTCAAAGAAAAGAACTTTAGCCATATCCCCTCTAGCTTGGAACTGTTAAGAGCCTGACTAAGAGAGTACCTTCCCACCAGCTTCCATCATCGGATAGGCGTTCGGGTTGCATCTCTAACCGTTCAACTGTTACGTTCTCTGATCTGTCCCCTTCTTTATAATTAACAGCACCGCCGCTTTCCATTAGTGTTCTTAAACTTGTGAAGGTATCACCTGCCGCTAATGTTTGAGGGGCTCCCGAGTTGCGTGCAGTTAACACGTTACGTCTAAGAACGATAGGTAGAATGACTTCATCAATTCTGCGTGGCGTAGCTACTGCTGTTAGCTGCCAGTCGTGGCAGATAGGGGAAGCTGTAGTAGGAGAAGCTGATCGTTCTAACTCTACCGTTAGGTCATAAGAAATAGCGGTCGCTTCATCGCTAGGAAACACGAATGTTTCTGGGTTACCAGTAGTCAAAGTGCCAGATGAACTAGGAATATATGCTGCCGTGTTCTGTCTGTTGACTGCTTTTAAACGTATCTTGCCGACTGGTGTGCTGGTTTCATTGCCTAATGTATAGGTGTTGTCGTCTTGTGCGTAGTCTGTTCCTGATTGTGGGTACACCATTTTTATGCGTTCGAATTGTGAACGGTCGAGGTCTATCACTCCAGATCTCAGAAGCTTCGGGACTACTGTTGACCAAGTGATTTCGCCTACTATCAGAGAACCAGTAGCTAGCTTCACGTCGGTGTAGCTTTCGCGAAACAATCCTCCTGCTCCACTAGCTTTATTTACTGCGAGGAACAGCTTGGGGGATCCATCGTTATTTAATCTACATAAAGAAACTACGTTGTCTCCGGCTGCGATAGAGCCTGTCATGTAAAGATCGGCTGCGTATGCAGGCACCAGTGTGTCTGTAAATCTGGCTAGGTTCGCTCGGAATACTTGTGCGTTGTTGCCTCCCCACCACATAAACTCTTGGTCAGCTTCTAAACAGAACGCTTCGCCACCTGTGTCGATGGCTGGGCCTATGACAACACCAGAAGAATCTTGCTCGATGAGCCCGACTCGGAATCCTTTACTAGTGGCTATCCCTATTAGCCCTGCGTAAGCAACGATTTCGTTTATGTATTCGTTACGAGGGAGGGAAGCTGCGATTGTGGGAGCAGACAAAGTTCCGTCAGTTGCGTTGACTCCTATGTAATACAAAGATCCGGTGTTGTCTGTGTTGGCGGCAGCGTAGATACCGTTAGCTGCGGCGCTGGCAGACACCCATGTGCTAGAAGACAAAGGCAACGAATAGTCGAGGGAGGAACTGGCTTTAGCTCCAGAGGAATCCAGTTCGTAAATAGAATTAGAATCGGCAGCGATCATACGCCCGGCTGCGACATGCAAAAGATCAGGGGTTAGGCTGCCGTATCCCAAGTCTGAACTTAACCCAAGGGCGTATTTTTGTGGGACGTTTGTGGTGTCACGACCCACGTAGACTGATGCGCCATCGCTTGTCAGACTTGTGACGTTGCTTGTGGTGCTGATAGTTGTCCACGCTGTTCCACCGTTGGTGCTGAAAAACAAGCTGGAGTCCGATGCCATGTAAATGTATTCGGTGCCGTCGCTAGCTTTCGTAAACCGTTTGATGATTAGATCTTCTGTGCCTAAGGTCAGGCTTGACGCTGCGTCTTCAGTTTCGGGCAGCAAAGTAATCTGGCCCTTAGTCCACACATCAATACCTGTTGACGAGAAGAAACGTCTACGATCAGAGTCTTCATAGTCGAGGTAAAGTTGTCCTGCACCATAAGACCAGTCAGTTTGTGAGCGTACCCACGCACCAGTCGTATCAAGAGTGTTCTCTCCGGGTTCCCTACTGTTGTCACGTTGCTGACGCGAAACAGGAATCGTTGTACGTCGATACTCACGTGTGTCTAATAAATAAGACACACCGTTAAGTTCGATAGGTAACGATTCGGAATTAAAACTCACGACCAGTACCGGCCCCAGTTACCATGAGGTGTATTAGTTGAATTGTCTTTCAAGTGTTGAGGGTACTTGGCTGCTAGCCGTGCTGCTTCCGCTGATACTCTTGCGAATCTTCTTCCCATTAGATCTTTGAACGAAGCAGCGATAGCTCCGGGCGGTACTTCTTCTCCCATTCGAGACGTGCCTTGTGCATCTAAGAACTCTCTCCGTATGGGGCGAGTTGTCATCAACGCCATTGCTGCTCCCAAAGGCGGCAAATCATATGCGGTCGTAGGCAAACCCGTTGAAACTCTAGTCGAACTGCTATTAGTAATAGACGTAAATGGGGATTTGTAGCTGACGTTTAATTTCTTTCCCGGCCACGCAGTCCCATAAAGAACAAGTGCTAAACCACTAGCGAAGGTATCTGTATCACGGTTACGTTTAAGTTCCCATGCTCTCACGTCGGGTTCACGTGCTTCGACACCGACTTGGGCATACGTCACTGAATAGATGGACTGGACTTCTTCATCCGTTAGTCCTGTCATGTTGTATCCGTCGATAGCTGCATTGTAAGTAATGCTTTGCAAACTTTTCATTTGGAATAAACCAGAGTCAGGTGCTGACAGATCTGCCAAGTCGTCGTTGATGGCGTCGATGATCCTGTGTGTGGGAAATTTAGGTGATGTCCTCACTAAAGAATCGACTGCGTGACCCGTCGAAGAAGCCGTTGAGCCCCCATACCCACGGATAACAGAGACTTCGGTACCCGTTACAGCGGTAACGTACATAAGTTCTTCGTTGATTTCTATTATTACGCCTTTGACAATGCCGCTGCTTGAAGCGTTCTGCACATGCACAGTTGTGCCAGTAGCATCAGTCAACGCTGGGGCTATGACTAAGTTAAGTTCTTCAACATAGCCTGATAAAAGCATGTCCCTTGTCTGGTCAATCCATATTTGTGCAGGCATTATGTGCTCCCAAGAACGTCGTTAAGGGCACGTTCTTTGCGTTTCTTTTCTGACTTCGGCCCTTGAAGAAGCGTCCCGGCTTTAATTTCGTGAGAGGTTGCGGCTTCTCGTTCCATTTTGGCAGCGCCGTCAATGTTCTTGGGCTGAATACCTTCAGATCGGAGGCGTTTGTAGGCTGCCATATCTCTTTCTTTGTCTCTTTCTTTAGCTTTAGATCCAGACCAATCAATCGCCTTGCCATCGTGCATACCTCTCGTTGGTGTAGCTGACGCAGCAATGTGTACTTCACCGAAGTATTTGCGAATTACTCCTTTACAGGCATCACAAACTCCATCGTAGGTTTCGTCAAACCCATGACGGATCTCATGGGTCAACCCACAATCAAGACATCGGTAACAATAAATTGGCACTATTCTGGTCCTACTCTAAATGAGTAACCGGCTCCTACGAGTACGGTTTCTTCTGATTGTGTTAAGTCACGGGGGCTTTCATGTCCACCATAAATCCAGCGAGTAACTGTTGCCCAGTCTGCTGGTAAATATGTTTGTACAGTCGAGCCATTAACTATAAATACATTACTGCCTTGTGCGCCGGGTGCGAAGTGACGCATAAGAGCGCGGGCTGCAGGTGTCGAAGCTTCTGGAACTCCTATACGTGGAAGTGTATTAGCCGTTGGCATAACGAGCAGCCGATAAACTTCTTTAGCTCCCATTGTGCTAGTCGCTGCAATGGTATCTACAACTGCTGTGTAATTACCGCTCGGTGTTTCCGATGGCATCGTTGCGGTAGCTGCGATGACTCCCGGTGTCGCATCGACAGTGATGTAGAGCGAGTGGCCGGGGAACGTCGCCGCAGTCGCCACCGTAGCCGGTGTAACGACCGCTGAGATGGTGGGTGTGGGGAGAGTAGCTGGAGCAGTGATGCCGCCGTGTACGCTGATTGAGTTGGCAGTAACTGAAGGTACAATTACTACCGGACAGGCGACTGTAGACGGAGTAACCGTCGCCGGGACCGATACGCCTGCCGAGAACGTCGTCGTAACACCGATTGTGGCTGGCGTCGCAATGACCGTAACAGTAAAACCAGTATCAACAGGCTGGGAATAGCCAACACCCGACTGGCTGTAATCCACCAAGATACGGTTGTCTGGTACCGAGGTGTCACGTTCGTTGTAATCGAACCCGGTCTTGTTGTAGTCATAACCGCTTGAATAGCCTACGCCACCCGGACGTTTCGGTGTATAAACATATGCAAACGTAAGCGACAGATCCGCCGAACACGCAATCGTGCTGACGGATACAGTCGCATCACGTTTCTGATAAGGAAAACCGGACTCCGCATAAGCGATTCCGCTTTCGTTGTAATCGTAGCTGCCCGGATATTTCGGGGCGTAGTCGAACCCCGGCTCTTGATACTCAATCTCATCTTTGTTGTACGGATTGACGGCAGGGAGCGGCACCGAACAGCCTCATCTTTCTAGCTAGTAACCGATGCTGTTTCTGGATCTCCCACTTTTCTGGCAGCAACAGCCTTAGCAATAGCGATAAGCGCCGCAACTCCGGCGATCTTCAAGGAATCACCCCAGTCAGGTCCGGGTACAGCCATAGCTGCGGCCCATGCCTGAGCAAAGGTAGAGATTCCACGTTCCAAACTGTCTTTAATAAAACGCTGGTTGAACAACTTCTTGTCTCCGTATCTGCATAGCCGCCCAAGTTTTTGGACCAACTACGCCATCTGCAACAAGCCCTTTAGCTCGCTGCCATTGTTTTACTTTGGCGAGTGTACCACGCCCGAATATTCCGTCGGCTAAAGCTCCTACTACTCGTTGAACATGAACAACTGCTTGGCTGCGTGAGCCTTTGCGGAGTGTTCCGGGGAATGGAACAAGTCCGTCCTCTGGTTCTTTAGGTAAAGTCATTACAGGAATGCTTGTAACCATGCGTCGTTGAATCATTCCTCGAAGCTCACTCATTGAGAACGAGGGGTCAACCTTGCGTGAAGTCCATTCTTTGTGGCCTATCACCGCACAGTCGGGGTTCCAGTTGTGTCCGTCGCACAGAAAGGCGCACAAATCTACGAGTGCGTCCATCTGTGCCTCGGGCACATCTTCCCCCAACCCGTCATTAATAATTGAAACACCTATTAAACGAGAGTTGGCGCTGATCTTACCGGCGCTCGAAGCGTTACCCGTAACAGGATTATTCTGCTGCATTCGTGTCAACACTGACTGTAAGCCACGGCCAGCGTGGTTCGCTTTCACATTCTCAGCCGTCAACTTGACAATGGTGCCATCACGTTTTATGAGGTAGTTGTATAGAGGTCCGGGTACCTTGTTCACTCCTCGAACACACATTGCGATCACGTTGTCGGGGTCTGCGTTGCGGTTGGAGGCGGTGTGGTGGACGACTATGCCGAATGGTTTGAGTGGCCGACCGGTGTTTACTTTACCGGGTGCGTCTACGATATTCATTCTGACTCGGGTGGCGTTGCTTCTGCCCAATCTTCTATGTCATTATCCCAATATGCCAGACAAGGCGGCGCACCAAACCCTTCTGGGTAGGGCTTATCCGCTGGTGGTTGCCACTCATAGTTTTCATCTAGCACCCATCCCTTATATGGAGATGGAGGGTAAAACAACCCGAGAGGATAACCCTCTGCTTCTGGAACAAACGTCGAGCCGGGACCGGCCACGTTTTTGCGGATATTGTCTGCGGTTTCATACCAACCAGACCACCCCAAATCAACTGGGGTGAGGCCATCTTCGAACACAGCGACATTTATAACGACATCATCTTGGTTTACTTCTGCAAAAGTTCTCACGATGGATACCTGACTATGAATACACCATTTTGTGCTGCGTAGGTAGGAGTGCTATATGACTGAGATTGTGCGCCATTGCCATAAATGCTAACGGGAGTAGAAGTTGCCCCACCACCACCATAACCGCCGCCCCCATAACGCTCACCGTCTACCCACAAATACCCGATCCCAGCATTCATGTTCCCACTACCACCCGGCGCTGTTTGGGTGTTATCGGCACTACCACCACCAGCCCCACTCATGTTGTTATAAATGCCGTTACCGCCAGCTTGGGACGTAAGCGTTGTCCATGTTCCACCAGCCGTAAACGGGGTTCCATCCGTACTTGGACCACCCCCAGAGCCACCAGCCCCAGCAGCATAGTTGTACCAAGTACCGGCACCGCCGCCACCACCGTAAACATTGATGCGTTCCGATCCACTTGTGCCGAAGATCTGACCGGCACCGCCGCTATTATAAATAGCCCAGCCGCCTTGTTCCCCTATACCGCCGCCGCCACCACTGATCTGGAAATTCACTCCATTACCAGTCATTTCGATAGAAGAATTACCGCCAGAATTTTGACCGGGGCTAGCGCCGCCACTCCCTATTGTTAATCCGTAAGTCCCTGCGTCAATGGTGACACCCGTAGCAGCGACAACACCGCCGCCACCACCGCCACCACTGGACTGTTGATACCCCGAATTAGTGCTAGTTGAACCACCGCCACCAACAATTATCAAATCGACTTCGCCACCAGTGTCACAAATAACGCTGCCACTATAGTTATATGTCACATAAGTATAACCACCAGATGATGTTTCAGTTCCATTAGAAAACTTTGGTCCACCGCCTGCTCCGGCGGCTCCCATCATTGCGGCTTTACTCGATCCGAACGGCATAACTACACTTCCTCTAACTCTTTAATCCGAGCAGCCAAAGCCTCTGCTTCAGCTATTTCAACTGCTGTCAAAGGAACTTTTTGATAAGGCATTTCATAAACAGAAAGTTGCATACGCAAATCAAAATGTTCTGGACTAAAAAACTGCCACCATTTCCCAGTCAAATGATCCCACCAATAAGAAATTCCTTCTTCTTCTGAAACTTCAGGCTGTGTCGCAGGATCTTCCCGTAACCAAAACTCTTTAACATGAGGAGGTGCGGTGGGATCTCCACGCAACCAGTTACTTGGATCACTCATGCTATGTCTCCACCATTCGTATAAAACGCACCCTGTGTGCCCCCAGTACCTATTGTCGTGGCACTCTCAAAAGCACTTATAGTTCCTGAATCTGAAGCATCGTTAGAAGTGCCTATTACCATGTCGTTACCGGCACCGCTATTAAACGTGCCAATAGCAATATTCGGTGTAGTTGTTCCGCTGTCTGCTCGATCCCAAACAAGATAGCTACTTAGATCTGTTGCGGTGAACTGCATACTATTAACAGTTGTTGTTCCAAGAGTTGTGCCATCAGTATTGAAACCGGCAACCCAACCAGTGGTATTTGTGCCAAGTATTGGGCTCCCGTAACCAGTCATGTAAACAGTATCATCGTACTTTTCGATTCCCTGAGCATAAAAAGATTTTTCGTTGGAATCAGAATTATAAAGTTGAGTAGCCCACGTTATCTCTATGTCCGCCGATGCGTTGTCGTTGTCGATTTTGATTAACCACGGACCATTGTGGGTTCCTGAACCGCTCACATTATCGCTATACCCAGATATGTAAATGTCTCCCCCATCACCAGTACCATCTACATAAATTCCCCCTGAATACATATTGTGTTCAACACCGTTAGCTTGCTGACGAATCACATAGGTCCAGTCCATATAACCGGAGCTATTGAACTTAGTGATAAACACATTGTTCATCGTGCCTGAACCGTCAACATTGGTTGCTGGGCCGTAACCAAGAATGTAAATATTTTTTTCGCTGTCAATATCACAACCAGTAGCGTAAATAGCGTCGCCACCCCCGGTGCTGTTGTTTTTAACTCCAGCCAAATGTATGTCGTATTGGTTTTGGATATTTCCAGATTCGTTTTCCCAAACCATTGCAAGAGGAATAGTTCCGTAACCTGTCCAATAACCTTGGAATACTGTGCCAAAAAAATCGTCGTAAATATTTTTGGAAAATATCGGAGCACCGTTCATATAAGAATGAGGGGTACCCCAGTTAGTAATTGTGTTCGGGTAGATCTGTTTGATTGGAGAGCCTTGCGCTCCCGTGCTGTCGTTAATATCTCCTAGTTGTGTCCGTCGCCTATAACCCCCACCTTCATAGTTGTAGCTGTTAAAAGCATAAATAGTTCTACCGTTAGTGCCTTCTGTTTTAAGCATTGCGCCGTCACTAACACCATACGGGTAACCACTCGTCGTTCTCCATGCGTCATACCAACTATTAGAGGACATAGTGTCGTTCCACTTAGTCATCATTATGTTGTCGTAATTGTAAGAAGAACCGCCGCTTGATTTACCTATTTGATAAACATTGCCTGAGCTATCAATCCATTGACCCCCACCTTGCCACGTCGTAGTAAGCATTTGCCACGTTGAAGAATCAGGAATGGCCCAAGTCCAACGACGAAAATTGTCAAAGGATGTTGGGGCAGCAGACCAACCATTAGTTATGTTGATCTCGCCACTTCCGAAACCAGAACCGTATTGTCCACCGCTTGAATTCTGTGATCGTCCACCTAGACGAAGTTTTTTAGTGCCACCAGAAATATATTTATTGATTGCGTAAGGATAGGTTTCTATACCACTTTCTATGTCAGCTAAAGGATCGCCATACATGGCGAACCACCCAAGCCCTGAGCCGCCACCGGCAGCACCGAACATTCCTGCTTTGAATGCGCCTAGAGGCATTATTAATCCTTACTGGAAGTCTTGACCAGCTACAAACCCATACCAAGTAGGAGCAGCACCGCCATCAAACGTGACGAAACAAAGAATATCGGCACCCGTAGTCGCAGTAGTCGTCAACGTCGGAGCAGTACCACCAGCCCACTTCACACTAGTAAACGCACCAGTACGAGAACCCGTACCATCCTGCGTAAGAATCAGTGTCAACGCAGTACCAGCCTGCAACCCAGCACCCGAAGGCATCGTAAACGTACAGTTACCTGTCATCGTCCACGTCTGAGTGTTGCCGTTAGTTTCGTCGAGAGTGACTGCGGTACTTGTGTTCCCACCGGCATACACCGTTTCGGCATAATCCTTGTGGACCACTGCCGACATGATCTGATCCGCACCAACAACCGTGCCAGAAAGAGTCGCACCAGCAATCGTTGAGCCAGTCAGCGTGCTAGACCACGCTGTGGTACCCGTGCCGGTGTGCTCCAAAAAGGCGTTCGTTGCCGCTGAAGCAGCAGGCGAAGCGCTAATGCCGAGCTTTGTTTCTACAGCAATCAAAGCAGTAGAAGCTGCACCATGAACTTGATCGTGTTCGTACCCTGACGCATCCAAGTCAGTTGTTGAGCTTGGAGTTACCTGCGTTGAGGTTGTGTCAAGAGATGTTGGATAGTTTGACGTTGGCATTATTGCTCCTATGGAACCAGATCAAGGGTGAAAATGCCAGACGCATTCCACTGTATTTGGAATGTGCCTGACGTTGTACTGAAATCTCCCCCGAAATCTATGTACGCAATCAAACGGTCGTTCGTTACCGTGTCATCGTAGATAACTCCGGCTCGTACCGCTGACAACGTGGAACTGGTCCACGATACGTCATCTGCGTCCCATTTAATTGTGCCTGTCCCATCAGAACTACTGGTCATGGCAACACTCGTAAGAGCTTCACCACCAGCCGTGTACCCGGTACCCGAAATTTCGTTTGTTACATCTGATTTGTTTGTGTGAGTTTCAAAGTTCGGGGAGTAAGAAGCGTTGACCAACATGCACTTAAACGTGTCATTGTCCATGTCAAGTGCGAGATCGTTCTTAAACGCAGCTTCAAAAGTCTCAACGTAAAGACCACTAGCCATTAGCAGTACCTGTTCCTTGGATCGGCTTTGGCCTAATCGTTACATCACCGTTTGGTTTTTGCATTCTTTTTCTTTCTTGCGGCAGCAGCAGCCTTTTTACCTTTAGGGGTATAAGGATACTTCTTTCCTTTAACGATAGGCATGATTGAAATGATAGCAGAGGATAATGGAGGGACCGGGGAAAGGGGGAAAACCCGGCCCCTCCACGCCTCTATGGCTTTAACTATTAGTTATCGCCAATAGTAGAAGCTGCTTCCACACGGACCATGCATTCTTCACGGAAGATGCCGTAGCCAACAAGGTGGTACCAGCCAATTGGGTTGAACCGACGCAGAGTATCAGTCACAGGACCAACAACAATGCTTGGATCAGAACCAAATCCGGGGGCACGAGAGAACGCTTTTGCGAGCGCTTGACGGCCACAGATAAGGGTTTGGTAAACATCGACATTGCTTGTGCCACCGTCGGCAATTAAACCGGCACGTGGGTTTTCGATGTATTCGATGCCATTGAATGTACCAATGGAACCAGCACGAACCGGTCCACCTTCTTGGTACAGTTGATACTGGATAACATCAGTAACCGCTGTATCTCCACGAAGGTCGTAGGAAACGTCAGGGTGAATGATCGCCATGTAGTTTCCATTTTCCCAACCGGGAGCGTTGGCAGTCCGCAACTTAGCTACGGCTTGCCTGCCTAACGCAGCAGTGTAGTTATCAGTAGCTGTGATTGCGCCACGGCTTGTTTGGCCCGAATAGATAATTTGGTCAGTGTCGGTGCTGCCATTGGCAACATTTGACACAATTTTATCTAACGAGTCAGCCATGTTGTAACCAACAATGTTGGCTGCATCAGAGTCAACATTGAGGAATGAAGTTCCACGCACCAAAGCAGTTGAGATAACAGCATTACCGTACTCAGCAAGAGTTACAGTCACTGCGCTATCAGTCAAAGCAACAGCAGTCACATCTGTAGCTTCAGTGAGAGCCGTAGTTGCCTGCGCCATGTCAGCGTAGAACGTAAATTGAACGCCAGAACCGTTATGGCTCTGAGCGGTGGACCTGACATCAGCGACCATTTCGAAAAGAGGCTGCGAACGTAAAGCAAAGTACGCAACCTGATCGAACGCCGTTTTTACCTGATCGTCAAGTGTGGTGGTAGTTGTATATGCCACTTGAAATCCTAATTGTTAGGACTCCAACGAGTTAATGACTTAGGCTGTTGCCCCCCACAAGACACCTTCGCTCTCCATTAAAGCACGCAATTCATCTTGATTAGTTGTTGCTTTAATCCGAGCTTCAAGATCAGCTTGTGACACTGGATCTCCGCCTTCACCAGCATTTTGGATACGTTGTTCGGCTTGCATCGTGCTTTCCAATCTCATATCAGGTTGAGAAGAAGGAGCATTTTCTCCTAAAAACCCTGCGGCTATAGCTTCCTGACGGATAGCTTCAGCGTCGAGTTCTCCTTCGTAACCTTTTACGAAATATTTAACACGAGTATCAGCAAGATCAAGTCCTGCTGACCGAAATGTATCCTGACGTTCATAACTAGAAGCTCGTTCTTCGGCGGCAGAAGCTCTATCCTCTGCTTCCCTCAAACGATTTTCTAAATCACGTCGCCAGTTGGGCTTCGATTCAGATGTACTGGCAGCACCGCCGTCACTGTTCCCAGTGGAGTCGGAATCTGTCATATGTCACTCACCTATCGTTACGCATCTTCAGCGGTGGTACTTCAGATGGGGGGGTATTGAATAGCTCGCCCCGGAGGGGCCAGACAACGTAACTACTATAGCTAAGTTGCTGTGCCATATCCAGTCACACCGGTTTGGGTTGTCAATAACCCTGTATCTCCTTTGAATGCTGCGCCTCGACGTTGCTGTGTTCGCCCTACCGTAGAAGGTCCGGTGCCAATACCGAATGCGCCTTCACCTATCTGGTCAGCAGTTAAACCTGTTTCGTTAAGCAAGTTAGCTGTCAAACCCTTCAACGGGGATACTCGTGCAGCTATTTCGCGACCTTGGACATTTAAACGCTGCAACTCATCGGAAAGATCTTTACTGAATGTGTTTTGTGGACCAAGTGCTTTTTGGGATTGAGAAGCTAAACCAGCAGCACCAAATTGGCGACGGGCATCTACAATGTTTTTAGTTTTTGTTGGATCAAGCATTGCTGAAACAATGTCACCTTCACCAAATCCGTAACGTGACTGCAACAATTCTATGGTTGTGTCATCCGCATTATTCTTTGCTTCTTCCCCAAGAGCTACACGGTCACGCCATTCAGCTAAAGAAACATCCCCACCAATTAAAGCGGTAATACCAGTCACACCTGTTTCCGCATCCATGCCAAGAAACTCATTGTCGATTCCGGCTCGATTAGCTATCTGTAAAATGCCTCGTTCAAGATCAAGGTACTCTGCTTCGTTAATTGCCCGGAACCCTCCGGCCTTACGCAACGCCATTGCAGGGAACTTAGTGTCATAAACCTGACGTACAGTTGGGTCATTACCGTAACGCAGTTCTACAAGCATTGCTTCTTGGGACATGCCTGACTCTGCCCAACCCATAGCTATCTTTGTTAAAGCACCCAGCCCGAATCGTTCAAGGAAACTGCGGATAACTGCTTTAGCACCTTTAATGTTTTCGTCACGTTTCCATCGTTCCCATTTATCGTATGGATCTTCTTCACCGGGAAGCCGGTCTATAGGAGCAATTACTTCCCCAGAAATATAGGTATTTATTCCTGTTACTGGATCTGTCCAATAACCTGCACCAAGGTCAGGGTTTTCTTCAGAAGAAAGCGGTTCAACCCAACCTTGTCCTGCTACCCATCGACGCATATTAGGAACAAAGGTCTGTCCGGCTTCTACGCCTCGTTCGGGAGTCCAACCAATAGCTGCTCTAGCAGCTTCCCGTTCGTCTTTTGAACCTTCTCTACGGTCTATTAGGTTGCCTTCTTCGTCTGTATCGTAATATTCAATAGCCATTACGCAACCTCTCCCATAAGCCTGCCCAATCCAGTTACAAGCTCATAAGCGTTATTAATCCCCCGTGGACTTTGATCGTATTCGTCTGTTTGTCGAAGCCAGCGAGCAAAATCCCCACCCGACATCTCCATCGGGTGTTCTCCAACTCCAGTTAACCCACCAAGCTGGACAGCCATATCTTTGTGGCGGCCATCCCATGAGGGGTTATAACCCATCACGGAACTAAAGATTCCGTTATAGCTAGACACAATAGAAAGCGGAGTTTTGCCAGCTTCAATGCGGTCTTTCCATGCAGGGAACAGCAAAGCTGCCTGCTCAATCATTTCATCTTCAACCAAATCAACAGTTGTCTCACCCGTAAACAGTTGTTGAGAACGCCGTTTCAATAACTCTTCATCCGGGTCCATCAAATACTGGCGGTACAGATCTTTGATCTCGCTTCGGAAATCCGAAATCGTTCCACCAGCAGGAGCCCCTATACCAAAATCGAAAAGAGGACTTCCTGTATCTGTTGTTGCTGTAACTAAGAAATCTTTTATTTCGGCAAGGTTTAGTCCTTGCAAATAGGATTGTTTCGCTAACTCCCAAATCTGGTTGTCGTCAAGGTTTATGTTGGCTTGCCCAAGGATCTGTTCAAGTTGTTCAACCTGAATAGAGATCAGGTCAAGACGACGAGTGGACCATTCGTCTTCGTCCTCACCGCCGCTATTCCACTTGTATTCTCTGTCTGCTCTACCAACTTCACTGTCTTGATAGTGGTCTGTTTGGTAGTAAATACTTTTGATCCATTGCTCCATTTCTGGAGTGCCATCTTCAAAGCCAAGAGGATTCTCTTCAATGAGTTCAACAAGATCAACCATTTCACCCGTAATGGGGTGTTCAACTAATACTGAAGGATTTCCCCGTAAGTACTCCCACATCAAAATATCTAGCTTGGATGTTTTGGACTCAATGCTTGCTGCTAAATCTTGTTCTGGAGTAGAGAATTGTCCTGACTCATTTGGGTCTTGGATAACTATTTCTTCTTCCTCTATGACAGGCGGAGCATCCGTGGGTGGCCCTTCAAAACTGGCTGTTTCTCCGACCATAACTTCGGGACCACCAGAAACTATGTTGCCTTGGTCATCATAAATAACTGGCTCAATATCTTCTGTTTCTGGGCCTAAATTGAACTGTCCTGTTTGCCACGGGTCAGTAACAAAATCAGGGTACATCCGTTTATAGTCGTTAAGAACATCTCTTATATCTTCGCCGGTCGCCTCTTCCGTTTCTTCAATAGCTTCTTGCGTTTCAGGACCATCAATGCCATCAACCGTTACACCAACAACTGCTTGTATTTCAGCAATACCAGCCGGGTTGTACCCTACGTTGTCCGGTTTAACAAATTGTTTACGACGGAAAAGCCCTAGATCATCTTCGACATTCCAATCCGTAGGCAAATACTTATCTGCTAGATCGCTCCACTTTTTTCGCCAATCACTTTTTTTATTATTTAATTTCGCTTCGCTATTAACCCATTCCTCATATACATCTCGCCCTGTTTGCAGTCGCTCCGAGACAACTAATGCGAGTGCACGCAAATTGTCATCGACATTATTTAGAAGTGCATCTCTCATAGCTTCTCGGGAACTAAAATCAAGTCCACCGTCGTCTGCTGTCGGAGCACCCCATCGGTAACTTAAATCAAGACCTTGTGGGTCTTTATCAGTGACATTTACTTGCCAAATCCCAAGAGAATATTCTCTGTTTGCAACATCACGAACAGTCTCATGTTGCGTATCTCTAAGATCAGTTCGCATAGGTGTCAGGAAATGCGTTTCTTCTTCAGCAAGAGCCATCAGATGAGGAATAATTTCACCACGAAATCCGAGATCGTAAAGACCCCTGATAAGAGCCTGTTTGAGTTCCTTTAGATTCATCAGATTGTTATTCCCATCACCTTCGCCAAGGTGTTAGCTCTACTCAAATTATTACTAGCCGCAACTTCGTCAGCAAACTCACCCTCGATGCGTTCCCCGAACATGGTTTGCAACTCTGTTTGAGTAACATTTTTGCGACCCATTGTTTCCCTTTGAATCTCATCAGTCCACTTTGCAACGAGGTTACGGAACCTCGGATCGTCACCACTCTTACCTGTCAAGGAAGCCATAACTTTGCTAGCCACAGCATTCCCATAAGACGAACCGATAGACACTACCGCTCCAGCATTTTTAGCAAGCTGAAACAATTCATCTGAAATGTTTTGAACCTCTTCAGGATTCCAAACTTCAGGTATGTATTCATCACCTAATCCAGTGAACCCACCTTCAGTAATATTTGCCATACTTTGTGCATACGACTGTTGCTGAATCAAAGCCCTACGAACATTCTCATCTGCATAGATGGCATCCGGGTTAGTGAACATTACGTCACCGATAGCGGAATACATGAACGAAGTATTACCCGTACCTAAAGCTAAACCTTCAGCGATACGCTTTTGATTCTCTGGTGTTTGAGCCAAATAGACTTCGTAAGCATTGGTGTAGGTAAACGGGACATCTTCGATAAGAGCCGGGGTGAAAGACATACCTGCTTCAGGATCGTCAGTCCACCGAAGAGACATATAGTCCTCACCCATAACAGATTTCATCATCGGTGACTCGGGGCGAGCTTCAAATACTTCAAGATCTTGGATACCCATTTGTCCCGTGACTGGAGCCAAGTCATATTGGCCTCGATCTAATGCTCCTTCTGGTTCACCGAACTCAACGGGGGTCCACGCAGCCCAGTTCTCTGGGTCAATCTGAGCTTGGATGTATGTGTCGGGGACCAGTGAACGGCCAGAACCAGCAGGATCAGGGATACGTTCAAGAGAAGTGGCTTGTTCTCCAGTACGTTCCGGTAAAGGGACGACGTTGCCTTCAGCATCTCGTGGAATGTCTTGGGGAGCTACCCCTTGTTCTTCATATTCCTCTGTGATTTCTTCTACTTCGAGAGGGGTAAGCCCTTCTTCTCCCTCTCCCTCTTCTTCGTCTTCTTCTAATGTTATGGCTGATGGGCTCATCCAATCAGGTAAAAGACTTTTAGATTTCTTGTCTGGGTCTTGTTCAACTAACTCGTAATCCCAAGCGTTCTTAAGCCACTCCCATATACCCGAATCATCTTTTACAGCTTCGGCAATAGCTATCTGACCTTCAGCTTCAGTTATTTTTCCTTCAGCTTGTAACCGAAAAATTTCAGCGACCGCATCAAAAAACGAAAGCACGCCTTCTTCCAAGAAATCGGGAATCCACCTGTTGCCTGCCATTACGCCGCTACCTCATATTCGGTCATTAAACCGGTAGGCAAATTACCTACAGAAATTGAAAGCATGTTACTAAAATACCTGTCATAGATTGGACCGAAGTTGGGGTAACTTAATACTTCCAACAAGAAAACGTCCCACTCTTGACGAATGTCTTGGTTACCAGAATAACTCATCCGCAAATAGTTACGGTTGTTAGTGCCCTCAGCACGTTTCACCATCTTCAAAGCAAGCTGGTCATGCTTACCAACAAACATTGCGATCTGGGGAATCTCAGGCCGATACGCAAACTCTTCTAAAGAAATAAACTCTCGTAAACCGGCAAGAACTTCTTTTTGTACTTGTGGTTGACTGAAAGTATTGAACTCTTCTAACCAGAAAGAATTTTCTCTCCCAAGATCTTCAATAAATTTGCGCCGATCTTTCCACAAATCAAAGTTTGAGTTAGCTAAAAGACTTGATGAGCCCCCACCCATTGCACGGTTACGAAGTTCGTCGTCCATCGAGTTTCGGAAGACACGCCATTCTCTCCAACCCATACTGACAGACGCATCGGTAAGAATGCCTGCCGGATTCATGTAATCTCGACGGCCATCTCGTGCTTCGAGTTCTGCAACTGCACGGTTGTAATTAAATTGGACATCAAGTGCACCGTATTCGCCTCGGACTAGTGGAGCTAGTTGAGGGTTGTTTTCCATGAAGTCTTGATGTTCTTTATATTTTTGGTGGCCTTCTAATGTGCCTGCTCTAACTCCTTGGGCCATTGTTGTGCGTGCCGTGAAGGCCCATAGATCTGGATGATTTTCGAGAAGCCATGCGGTTGCCACATCAGGGCCATGTTCTTCTTGTACTTTCCAATACTCGTTGATGATTCCCCAATATGGTGATTGTTGACGGAACGAAACTGGGACGGCTATTGAACGAAGCATCCTTATACCAAAGATTGCTTGTGTACGCCGATAAACCTCTTCTTCGAATGCAGCTAACTCTGTCGCATTTTGTGGAAGTTCTCGTCCTTCTTCAACGTATTGGGTAATCATGTCTTGGGTTACTCTGGCTGCGGTTTGTGCTTTACCGGCATCAGTCATACCAGTAGCTTTAGCTCCATTACGAATCCAAGACGGAGTATGCGAATTAATGAATCGTGTGTATATCTCTTCGCCTTCTACGAATCCGTAAGGAAGCATCCAATCAAGAGATTCGTCTAGCTGTGGGTTGCTTACAATCAATTCGGAAACGGAGAATGAAACAAGTGGACCGAAACCGGGAAGAGCGCCGATCATGGAAGCAGATTCAAGGTTAAGGTTGATCTCTTCGTTCGCTAACTGTGAAAGTTTCCCGAAGAGTTTTATGTCTCCAATGTTGGAGTCAAAGAATCCGGGCATTGGCATAACAATGCGAGGGTTACCATCTTCGTCTTCGCCAGTGACAAGGTTCCATGCTCGTAAAGCACGGGCAATGAACACAGGGTTTTCGCCTGCTAGCCCCATCCATCGTGTCGCTACTTCTTGCCATGCTCCGAGGAACGGGAAAAGTTCTGTAACTATTTCTTCAAACCGTGTCCGGTCAGCAAGTTCATACAAAATCTTTTTAGTTTCATCTAAAGCGTAGCGGCGAGAGCGTGTAGCCATTTCTTCTAGGGCGTTACCTGCTTCGGGAATTGTGTACGATCCGTCGCTATTCCGGTACCGTTGCATCTCGATTGCCATTTGGCGTTCGTATGCTGCTTCGAACATTGTTCCACGTGAAACAACATTTTCAACTTCTGTCAGGTTTTCAAACCATGTGTCAGTTACGTGACGAATAATTTCTTTGGCTTGTTTAATTTGTGTCCCAGTTTTGAGTCCATCCAAATATGAGGAGTCATTAACTGTTTTACCAAAATCGATGAGGGGTGCAAGACGATCAGTGAAGTCAGTTCGATTGATTCCTCGTAGATCGTCGGCATCGATTTGTTTTCCGATTCCTCGGATTAACTCAATGAATTTGAGTTGGAGTACATCTTTTGCCGCATTGGAAACTGCGCTACTTCCCTCCAAGTAAACTGCGTCATCCAACCTATTTATGACTGCATAGTAAACAGCTTGATCGACAACGGTTCCTGTCGGGATATTTCGTATATCTCCTGTGTAAGCGACTTCGTTAAGAATTTCTTTTGATCTTGCTGCTAGCGAATCGACAATAGGTTTTATGTCCCTGTTCCATGTAATAAGTTCACCTCTGGCAAGTCGTTCTCGGACACCTGCGAACTCAGGTAAGTCCGGTACAAGACTGTTCGCTTCGTATCGTGTACGGCGAATCAGTTCCATTCGTGCTTCTGGGCTTCGCCACTCATCAGGCAAACTATCCAGAACAGGTCGCCCTTCAGTACTCAACCATTCATAGATTTCGTCATCTGTTTTGCCGAGCCATTGTTGCCGCCAGAAATCTCTTTGGACTGACTGACCCGGCATCCCCGGACTACTCGCATGATTTTGGATGAATGCGTCGTAAGCTCGCACGAAGGCTTCTGCTTCGTAAGGATCTGCAATGTTGTATTGGTGAGATTCTTCCCACGCTTCAGTCCGCCGCATTTGTGCATTTGTGTCAGACCAGATTTGGCGTTTCGTGGGATTAGCACTATTGAGACGTTCGTTTACTGCTCTGATCTGTGGGTTGTCGCCCCACGGGTTAGGCATAGCGTTCGATCCGAGCATCGACTGGCCGTACCCTATGTCTCCTAAGAGTTCGGCTGCTTCATCAAATTTGCCTGCAATCTCTGGGTGTTCTTTCCGAAAGTTTTCAACCACCATTTTTTGGTAGCTGGTTACTCCTTCGGAACGAGCGGCCAATAGTTTCGCTGCTTCTCGTCTGTCTTTCTTTGCTTGGGCGAGAACTTCGGCCAGTGTCATATCTTCACCGAGTTTGTTTATTTCTTCAGGAGTTAGCAAATCAAGTTCGAGAACTGACCTGTCGTCGAGTCCTTCTAGTAATGCACGTTCAGCTTGTTCTAGTTCATCAATCATGTGTTTGGCATCAAGAAGTAACGCTTCGCCGTATCCTGTAGCTACTTTACGTCGAGCTAAAAGAACTTGGCTTTTGCGTGCATGTCGCCCATACATTGCTCCTGATGCTGCTGCGCCTGCTGGTCCAGCGAAGAAAAGGCCGAGTCCAGACATGAATACTGTGCGACGTTTTTGTCTACCTGCTGCGTATTCTTCTCTGATGGTTTCATCCATCAAACCTTCATAGTTTGTTTCTACTATCCCTCTGTCATAACGCTTGTTGTATTCCTGAACTTTCTCTGTAAAAGTAAGCCCTACTGCATCTTCGCCTAATACTTCATCAACTTTGCCGAGAACAATTCCTTGAACGTCAGTACCGGCACGCTCCAACCAACGAGCCCGAAGCCTGTCAAGCCTCTGCCCCATACCGGCCATAGAGTTTGCTACTCCGAGATGAGCGAAGTTACGCAACATGGAGTCAAAATTGACAACCGTTTGCCAACGTGGAGTTAAAAGAACTCCTCGTTTCCAAGCAGTACTTATCATTCGTCGTGCTGCTTGCACTTTGGCACGTTCGGGGGCTATGTTGATTTGTTTGGGGCCATCTGGTGTGGGAATGGTTTTCATGTCGCCCTCAACCATTTTGACGTAACGATGTATAAGGTCGTAGCGTGGCACCAACGAGGCTTTACGCATTTGGCTTGGGCTGATTGGGATACGCCGCTTAATTGTTTCGCCTCTGCTTTGTTCCCAAATAACTTCCGTGAAGTCCACGTTGCCAAAGGACCGTTGTGTTTCGTCGGCGGCTTTATTCAGAATTTCTTTTGCTTCAATGATTTGGCCGTTAAGAATTTGCCGTAAGTCATCTGCGCCTAAGGTAACTTCAACGCCGTCGTCAAGTATTGGTCCTAACTGTTCAATGATTGTGTCGTTGATTCTTTTGACAACATCATCAAAGTGTGCTGCGAGAGCATTACGGTCGTTGGATTTGTTGAGAAACTCTATGAGTACATCGTCGGCATTAAGACCAGCAGCTTCCAAAATATTTCTTTGGGCGTAAGGAACTTCTGTTGCTAGTGCCGCCGGGATGCGTTCCACATCTCGAAGCATTCGTTCAACTTGTATATAAGCAGCGCTGGGTTGTTGTAGATCAATAATGTTTTGAGCAACTTTATCGACAATCATTTGGACAGCGTTCGTACCCCGAACATTTCGATAGGTCCCAGATTTTTCGAAGAAAGTTTTGGCTTTGTAGCCAAGTCTGTTGCTTGGACCTAGATAGGGGAGTTGTGCATCTGGAAGAGTGGGTACTTGGTGTGCGTCGAGAATTTCGTTTGCTGCTGCTTTAACAACATTATTGCCAACTTCAGTAGCGTATTTATCTAAGACTGTGGGCGTCCCGAATCCGTTGGGGACATCTTTAATAAGTGTTTCTACGATATTGTTTTTAAGGGAAAGAATTGCGTTCCACGGTGTATTCTTTAAATCCCCGAGGTCTTTCCACATTTGGTTAAACTCGGGTGTCCCCATTTCGGGAGTGCGGAACGATGGGGTATCTATTTGCCCCAAAAGGTTAGCGACCCCGGTTTCGCCTTGATTTAAAGCGTCAGCGACAATTTCCATAACGTCGTCTACAAGTTGAGGATTCGAATTAGCTAACGCCGCTCTTGCGCTTTCAAGTTCTATAACTCGACGACGTATCGCATCAACTTCTTGTAAATCCTCAGCATTTCTACTTCGTTGTTCAAGTTCAAGAATCTCGTCGGTCATCCTTTGCATCTCATCTACGAGCGCTCGGCCACCGCCAAGGTTGTCTACTTGGAACATGATTGAGGCAAGTAAACTAGCTTGCCGTTCCAATGCCGGGAAGCCACCAGTACCAGCTAAAGCAACCTTTATTAGATTGTCGAACGGTAACCAACTCTGATTAGTAACTGGTCCGTCGCCTATGACTTTGGCAATAGTTCGACCCCAGTTATACATGTCTTCTGCTGGTCGATCCCAGCCTTTGCCAAGGCGACCTTGTTGACCTGCGTCGATAAATGCTTTCCCGAACTCATCTTCAAATGTTGTCGGACCTGCGACTTTGGGACTACTGGCTTTTCCTTCTGTTTCAAGTATCCAATCAATTAATTTGGCTTGATGCGCCGGGTCTTGCAAACTAGGTTCTCTAAGGGTTGACCCTTCACGCCTTTTAGGGAATTTAGCCTCGTCGTCCTTATGGTTTTTGCCTGTGGTCTTCTCTGTATTTCTAACCTCGGCCCACAGTTCTTCTGGAGTTTTAGCTTCTAATTCCAAACGTCGAGAAGCTGCGGAGTCGGTAACAACACCGGTACGAGCAGCCCTAGTGTCTATCACACGAAACTTATCTTTAGGGATTCTTATAAACTTGTCTGGATTATGTGGTCCTTCGAAGGCAACACGATATTCAGAAGTGAAACGAGTATCTTTAATCGCACCAGCGTCTTCAACAACCTGAGCCATTACAGAAGCATCAATTTCAAAAATAACCCCATCCCCTGTTGATGGACCATAAAGTGAGCTTTCTGTTCTTTTGGCATAACCAATAGCAGCGTTTATGTCAGTACCAAACGAAATTCCTGATTGCCCCGGTACAGCTTCTCTAGCATAGAAAATAAGATCACCAGTTTCAGGATCAATATATGTACCCAAATTGGCAGAATCCGCATGACGTGAACCGTGGTAAAGAACTTCATCCGCAATAGGTCCACCCCCTAATTCCTGTACCTGTTTACGAACTAAACCTTGCTGTGGCCCAAAAGTTTCTCCAATATCAAGATATACAACTGGATGAACTAAACGATTATCTGGAGCTAAAGCATCAGGATCTTCAGCCCTTTTAGCTCGAACTTCTTCGGCTATGTTCCAGATCTCTGCACGGAACTTGTCGAACCCTGCACTATTAATTACTTCATCTACGGTGGGTGCGACTGTTTCATTAAGGAATGTGGGTCGGTAACTCCAGTTTTCCCAGAATGCTTCGTCACGTAAACGTGGCTGGCCTTTACGGTTCGGTCTTACGTCACGAAACTCGAATGGTGCGAGACTTGTTTGCACCATTCTTGGGTCATAAACACCGGTCGCATTATAAGTTTCTTTGGCTCGTCGCATTGCATACGACCAACGTGCTGCACGAGCAGTCAAATAGAGAGGGTCAAGCCCAATGTTCAACGCAAAGTCAATCATGCCCGACGTTGCGAAATACCAGTCAGTTCCCTTGAACTCTTCAAGAGCTTTTGGATCCATGATGTCTACATGGAAAATAGATAACGCTAACGCTTGGCCTGCGCTTCGGCTTTGTGTCACATCCCACGCTTGTTGGTATGTACTCCAGTTGTAGATTTTACTGTCACCCAAACCGGGAATGAGTTGTTCGCCAAGGTTGCCGAATCTCTCCAGAATGTTTGTATCTTCGCCACCTATTTCTGACGCAACCATTCGTTCGACTGTGGCAAGTGTTCCGATTGGGCGGTCAATAAAGTTTTTGTAGGTGAACTGCATTGACTCCATGAACGGAGTCCAAAGAAGAGTGCTGAATGGGTCACGTACAAAACCGGGTAATGCGCCTGCTGGTGCACCGAAAACCCCTTCCGGCCCCATTAATGCACTTGCAACATTTTTTTCCCCGGTCCCAGTTTCGGACTGCTTCCCCATAATGTTGTCTTTGAAAGACTCAATGAGAGCATCTATTGGGTTAATGTTTTTTGCTGTGTGAACTGCTGCGTCTATAACAAAGTCGGCGGCTTGTGCTCCAAGATCAAAAGGAGCATCGACTATTTTGTCGAGCCGTTCGCTGAAACTCATGGCAACGGTTCATATTTAGCTGGAATAAAGTTTTCCATACGTCGCACAAATTGGCGAAGAGCCGGATCGGAGTAAGCATTATCAGCGATGGTGTACATCATGTGCATCGCCGGAGCTATAAGCCGTGCACGTTCAGGGGGAAGATCAGGGACAGCATCGTCTACGGGCGGTAAAGCGTTCACATCTTCGAGTGTGCGTTCCGACGGACGGAAAGGATCTCCTCGGGAACCTGCCGGTTCTTGCCGTCGAGCCCGAGTCGGCATTTCTGTTGGACCAAGTTCGTCAGGCAAGGGTGCTATTTGTTGTGCTTGTTCCTGTTGTGTCGCTTGACCGTATTCTTGTCCAGTGGCAGTACGGACAGCCTGTCCTTTTTGACCCATCCCTGTTCGTGGCATTATAACGCTCCGAGTAACTCTTCAAGATTTGGTTCTGCTAGGGGTGCTTCTTCAACAGCGACTGCTGCTTCTGCTCCCATTCCCGGCATCGCTAATCCCGGTTGTGCTTCGGGAGCCATAGCGTCTACCAGTTCAGCTTGTCGTTCTTGGGCTTCTCGTTGAACTTTTTCTACGGCCCCAGCGAGTTCCATTTTGTCATGCATCACAAGATCCATAATTCGTGCAAGATCCGCAGGGGGTATAGCTCCTTGGGATGCTTGCTGCTGCACCGAAGACAACAATGCTTGTTCTAATTGCTCTCCGATTACTGTATCGTGTTCAAATTCTGGGTCATCGACAAGAGGGTCTATAGCCATGAAGGATCGTTTGGACATGGTGCCCATTCCGACACGTTGACCGCCGCCTATAACAAGGTTGTTGATGTCTGCACCCGGATGTGAATACGAAACAACATTGTCGGTTGATTCGAAGTTGTCGTTGGGAACATAGTTCACTCGACCTTTAGCATTTTTGGTACTCACATAGAAACTGCGGCCTCGGCCACCGGCATAACGCTTCGACATATCTAACGCTAAACGGTTCTCCTCTTGCAAGGAACGAGCCAAGATTTTTTGTGCTTCTTGAACAGTGAAATCTACAACTGCTGAAAGTACAGCGTCACCTCGTCGTCCTGTCCGAATGTTGGATGTGGACTCGCCACCAAATTCTTGTGGTATCCCAGCAGTTAAACGCTGGGCACGTTCGAGTCTGTCAATCGCTGGGTTCGTCATGTAACCGGGTTGCATCTGCATGTCTTTAAGATCGCCGCCCCGTATAACACCAACTTCGCCTGTAAGACCGTCAGCCGGGTTGACTATTTGGGGAGTTTCACCTTGTCGGCCCACGAGCCATGTGTCGGGGAACACACCTTTTTGAACAGCAATAACTTCAAGAGCCATAAGTCTGGCTTGCATCTGGTACATGCCAAGAATGCCATCAAACTGGCCTTGCGCTGCATCAAGATTTATTCGTTCTGCACAGACAACAGGAGTTTGCCCTAACCGGTTTTCGACTCGTTCAAGTTCTATTGTTACTGCACTCTTACTGTCAGTACCGCTAGTCTTAGGCCACATCCCTGAACTTATGGGTGCACGACTACCAATAAGAACTTGTTCTTCATTATCAACATATTCAATAAGTTCTATTGGGTGATCCCAACCAAGTGTTTCACCATCAGAGAACTGTCGAGCAGCTTCGGGATACATTTCACGTACCCACCCTAACGACCGTTCGTAAGCGAATATGATGTCACGGGGACGCATATCGTCTACACCCAACATTTTTGCTGGATAGGTTGTCAGAGGATCACGAACATGCCATTGTGGTGCACCGGTTTTGTAATCCCATCGTAATTGTGTGCACGTTGTTGCGTAACCGATGAGATGTCTTGCCCGTTTTGCAAGCTGAAGATCCATGCGACTGTTTTCCCACCAACCGAATAACGCTTGCCGTGTTTTGGAAGCGTTGTCTCGTGCCCGTTTCTTGGATGGATCTGTTGGTGGACAGTAAATATCTGGTGCAGTAGACGCAATTCGCATAGCGGTTTGATCTAAACCTTGTGAAAGAAGATTAGCTACCGCAGATGTTTCGTCGGAATTGAGTTCTGGTAATGGTACAATAACGTCACCGTTGTAGTAGTCTCGGAGGTTACGCATCCGAGCTTTTGCTCCGTCGTTAGCTCGGGAACGGGTTGTGTACAGGGAGACAATTTCATCGACTGTCTTCACATTTACCTCACCGATGCTTCGGCTGCACTAGAAATCCACGTGGGTCGCCACTGACGATTATTGATTATACTCGGAACATAGATCTTCTCTAAGTTATGCTCTAAGAACCATTCTGCCATAACACAGTCGTCTGTGCGAGAACCGGTTCCTTCGGGGTTCCAACGGGTTACTTCGTTGATGAGAAGAAGCGAATGTGGGCGTGCTTCTGTGTCTCTTTTGCCGGGCAAACGCACTCGGCCAACACGCCATAACGGAGCGAGCATCTGCACTCCATACTTCGGGTCGCCTTTATTCCGAGAATGCGTGTAATGCGGAATAAGTTGGACGTTGCGAAGCGCTGCCCAACGCCTGAAATGGTCGTATTGGAGAATAAATTTTTGGGCTGCATTCGCTTCGATAATCCAATGAGTTATTGGATGCCCCATATCGTTACTGATTTGCCACCAGTCTTCTGCGATTCCCGAGAAAGATTGCCGTTCGTGGCTCCAATCAAGGAAATCTGGGGCATCCATTTTCCTTCGATACGATTCTAACAGGTATCGAAACTCTGTTTCCGGGTTGTAAGCCCAGCATTGGATAGCCCAAAAGTTTGCTGGCGATGGGTCTGCTGTAGCTACAACAAACAAATCATCTGATATGCCGTTGGGTAATTCCCACAAATCCCGGTCGTTGTCCCAACATCCGGGGTGATGCACTCCATCGGCACCTTCTCCGCCTGATACCCACAACGGATCCACCAAAACATTGGCTGGGTTTACGTCTGATTGCTGGTAGAGGACTTCGAATCGGTCTGGTGTTTGGGCTTTGATGTGGCGGAGTCGTCGCCACGGGAGTCGGCGAGGGTAAAGTAAACACCCTTCGGGCCAAGGTGGGGCGTCAGGTTTGTGCTCGCCTTCACAATTTTCTTCATAATGCGCTTGATATTTAAGATGACTGTACTTCCGCCATTCGTCTGGTGCGTCTTCGGGATCAAATTCGTCGAGTTCGTATTCGTCTGGCGGTGCGACCTTATCAAGTGCATACCTGTAAATGTCATCAGCGGACATTCTTTGTCCTTGTAATACAAGTAGTCCGCCGGGTTCAAGCCGGGTTTCTGCGACTTCATCCCACCATCTTCGCATATCTTCACGGGATTCCGCTGACCGCATTTTGCGTGGATCATATACGTCGTCCCATATGACTAAATCGAAACGGCCACCCAAGAAACCGGAGTCCATACCAAACGCAGACCATGTTGGTTCTTTCTGGGAGAGCGGCACATCATCTTTTTGTAAAACAGTGAACGCTTCGGCACGCCAAATCTCTGAAGAGTCTGGTTTAAACATGCCGAAGTCTTCTTGCAGCGTGGCTTCAGCATCGATCGCCAGTTTTAAACGAACATCGTTTAACTCTGCTCTAACCGGATGCGCTCGATCTAACTCGGCACGCAACCTACGACAATACCATTCCGCCAAACGCTGCGTAGAAGACCCGATCATGCCACGAACGGCACGATTACGCACAGTCGCCCATGCAGGTAACACTTTAGCGAAAAATGTGGACTTTCCAGTACCGGGAGGGGCGTTTATTACCACATACTCTTCGAATTCGGTTTCGAGGAGCGCCATAATCCTTTCAGTTGCTTCAATTTGCCACGGTTGTAAAATAATCCCAAAATACCTTTTGGCAAAGATTTCGATATTATCGTAAGCAGCCTGCGCCTCGGGACAAAGGTCATCATATTGGGGAACTTCCGGTTGAATTGTTTTGCCGAGGGCTTCTTGGGCGGCGATGTAGTTTCTCGGGGCTTTGCCGCTTTCTGCGTCTCGGCAAGCGTGGTAGGAGAGCCCTGTTTGTTTTGAGGATGCATAGAGAGATAGTCCTTGTCGGCGGAGTGCTTGATAATCCGCCCATTTCTCTATTGTTGTCGCTTTACCTGACGGCATACTGGCCCCTTATTGGCAAGAATCACAGATCTCTGG